AAAAAAATTATCAGCAATGATTGTTGGATATAACATTATTTTTTAAACCAGGCTGGTAGTCCTAAATGCATTCTACCATCAAATAAATTATCTTTTGCTTTTTGTTTTTTAATATTGTTATAGTGCAAGAAAACTTGTGCACACTCAATACCTTTAAAGGGTTCTCTCCAATGCTCTAAATTTTGTCCTTTATAAATTAACATATCGCCAGGTTTTAATTTTACTTCAACACTCTCAATAAAAATACTCCAAGGGTCACCACCTAAATTCATTGTGGTTGATATCTCACAACTAAATCTATCTTTGTGTCTTTTAAGTTCATCTCCTTGTTTGTAAATTCTAGCGTAAGAATAAGTTGGACTTAATTTTAATTTTGTATGTTTTTCCATAATGGGTTGACATAATAAAAGAAGTGTTTCCATAGCAATATCTGCGTAGTGTGAATATGTTCCAGGAACTTGACTATCCTCCCAAGACCCATAATCTTTTGTAAAAGGAGAAATATATCTATGTTCAAATAAAGTTTGAGCAACTTGTTTTTTCATTAAAAAATAATTATAAATAAAATTAGCTATTTTAGGATCAACAGCTTTTTTAATTATTTCAAATCCATGTTTTTTAAAAGTATATTTCATTTATTTTTTTACATTAAAGTTTAAAGCTATTGATATTCTATCTTCATCTAACGTGTGTTGTTTTACTGAATGAATTACGTCAGATTTAAAAACAATTAAAGTGCCTTCAGTAAATGGCACTTTCCAAACTGTTGAATTAACATCTATATAATTTTTAATAGGTAATTTAGATTTTTCATTAAAGTCAGTAAATAAAACTTTTGCAGAGTCAGTAGAACCTTTAAGAAAAAATATGGCACTAATATTAAATAAATGATGATCGTGATATTCTTGACCTTGATTTTTTTTGTAAATATTTAACCAAGCATTCTTTTCATAGATGTTAGAATAAATTTCTAATCTATCACAATATTTTTTTACACAGCTTTCTATCCATGATAAAATATTTTTAAATTTTTTATTATTATATAAATTATAAGTGTCGCAAGTATTGTATACTTTATTTGTATCATGCCAATTATGACCACCTAAATTGTATTTTTTTTCTATCAAATAACTTTCTTTAATTAAGTGTTCTAAATTTTTTTGATATTGAAAAAACTTTAATATTTTTGGAAATAAAATTATTTCTGTCATTTGTATGGTTTTCCTAAATTCCAGATAACTAAACTGTACCTTGTTCCTTCAGTTACAGGTCTTACCCTATGCCATACAAAACTTGGAAAGACAACTATTGATCCTTTTTGCATGCAATCTTTATTTTTAACAATTGATTTGTTTTTATATTTAGGTCTTTGATTTCTAAAATCAAATTCTAATTCACCACCTTTATACTCTTGACTATCAGAAAGTTGACATGTTACAGATAGTTTTCTAATTTTACCATGTTTCCCTTTATGGTTAGGTTCATTATAAGGATTTGTAGAAGAATCTGAGTGCCAATCATAATATTGGTTTCTTTTATATTTTGTAAATTGACATGTTTCAGAAAAATCATATTCAAAATTCCAACCAGCATCTTTATTTGCTTTATCTATAAATGGCATAATTTCTTTGTAAATCCAAGGTTCGTTTAACCAAACAATATTTGAATCTCTTAATTGTTTTAAAACTTTAGTTTCTTTTTTATTTAAAGGCTGTTTTGTTATATCTCTTCCTTCTCCTTGATCATTAGTAACTCCAATTATTTCTTTATGTGCCAATGCATATTTAATTATTTCGTCACAAAACCTAGAACCTAACGCACCTGGAAAAGTATAAAAATAATTATTTAAGTTCATAAATCATGGTTTGTATAAAATTAATTTTATTACTCTTGTTAGAATTTACACGGTATGTTTTATCTGACGAAAACATTACAAACTTATTTGTTATTAAAGGAATTGTCCATTCTTTGTCTTGTTCATAAAATATTGTTATGCTGCAACTATTTTCTTGTATCAGTGTTCCATAAAGAACTGTAAAATTATATTCATGGTTTTTTAATTTAGAACACTCTTGTGGCAAATAAAAATTTCCCCAAGTTTCTTTGCCTTCTAGAGATAAATCATGTTTAGCTATTGAATAATCTCTAATGTAAGTATCTACTTTATCTAACTCTATAGAATAAGGAAATCTTTTTTCAAGATACTCTTGTTCAAAAGTCCCCATAATTAATGGTTTAGGATTTATTTCAAATCCTTTAGGCATGTTTAAATCACCATAATATAAATGAACGCTTGTTAATTCTTTCTTGTGCATAAGCGATATTATTATAATGTAATTATAATAATAATCAATTACAAATTATCGTCTGTTAAATCCCATCTTTCAGCATCTTCGTTCCAATTATAAAACCATCTATGAGTATTATCATTGTTTTGTGAAGATTGTTCAGTAGTTAAATTTGGTGGATCTCCAATAGGAGATTGCCATCTTTTTTCAGAAACATTTTTTACCCAAGATGGATATGGTTTAGGAGGCCAAAATAAATTATTAGTTGGATCCCATGTTCCTCCTACATGTGCATAATGCCCTCTAAAATTTGAATTGTATGAAGTTTGAATCCATTTTTCAGCAGGCCAGTTATTGTGTGTTTGTAAATGTTGTTGTCCTAATGATTCTTGTTCCTGATTATTTTCATCCAACAGATCTTTATTATCAACATGTAAAACTGTTAAGATTAAATTATTATCGTCTATTTTTGCAAAGTGTGCCATATTATTGAAACTTATATCTTATAACTACTATACCAGATCCTCCTGCTCCAGGTACACCAGTTTGAGTTGATCTTTCACCATCTCCGCCTCCACCGCCTCCAGTGTTATCATCTCCAGCTTCACCTGGAGTGGCTGATGATGCGGAAGGACCCGCAGCTCCTCCTCCGCCAACTCCTCCGGGATTAGGTGAATTACTTGTATCGTAAGTTCCTCCAGCTCCACCGCCACCAAAATGTTGATTACCGCCAGAGGGCTCTCCATTACTTCCTACTTGATCAGAAGGAAAAGCTCTTCCAGCTCCTCCAACTCCACCAACATTATTTGGCGATCCAGTTCCACCAACAGCTTCAGCTCCTCCGCCTCCACCGCCGGCATCATTTCTAGGTCCGCCATCATTTCCTTGTCCAGGAATTCCTGACCCAACAGCAGAAGTTCCTCTACCACCTTGTCCTCCTCCAGAACCGCCAGGACTTGCTTGAGCCATTCTATCTGCTCCTCCGCCTCCTCCACCAGTTGTGGGGACTCCAAAAGCAGAAGAGCCAGATCCATTGCCACCAGCAGCTTTTAGAACTCCCATAGGAGATCCGCCACCAGCGGATGCACCTCCTCCGCCAACTGTTATTGAATAACCTTGAGCTGTAACAGGTTGACCACCTGTTGCAGGACTTGGAAAATTATCTAATACTCCACCAGCTCCACCGCCACCAGCGATATATCTACCACCAGCTCCACCGCCAGCCACTATTAAATACTCTACTGAATTTGATGTTGTAGGGTCACCTGCATTAGTCACTGTAAAAGTTCCTGGGCCTGTAAATGTATGAATTTTAAAATCACCTGAAGTTGCAATACTTCCACCTTCTGCAGCTACAAAAGGAGGGGGAGCTGCTGCTCCACCAGATCCAAAACCTAAAATAGTATAACCAAAAGATTTAGTTTTAATTCTATTTCTATCAGATATGTTTTTTTCAACTGTTAGCGGTTCTAATATTTTGTCTCTGTATTTCATATTCTATTTATATTACGCATCGTTAGCAGCATCAGTTGTAAAGAATATTTTAATTCCTAGTAGTTTTGCATCGGCACTTAAATCATCTGCAGATACATCTCTCTGTATTTGAAAAAAAACATACTCATCTGTGCTAGGAGATCCTGCAATTGTCACTGCTCCACTTTCTGCTGTAACATCTAAATCATTTGCTGTACCACTGTGTGCTTTTGCAGTTGCTACAACTGTTGTTCCAAAAGCTGTATTAAGAGAACCATCGTCTGCAAGTGCAACACCGGCTAATCCCCACGCAGCTGTGCCTGTGTTAGTTGAGTCAGCTGTAAAAAATGCTTGAAAAGTTATAGTTCCCTCGTTCCAAGATTTAGGAAAAGCAACAGCAAATTGTGCAAACTCATCTGAGTCTTTGTCAAAATCTAAAGTTTTAAGTTCAGGGCCATTTGATAATTCTGTTTGTGCTATATCTGCACAGCCATTTGTACTATTAGGATACATGGCCACAGCTGGAATCCATATGGTTTCTTTACCAGCTTGTTTTAAAGTTCCAGCACCATCTAACTTATTTAATTCTGCAGCTGTTGAAGTAACTGCTGTTCCGTTTATAGCTAATTTATCGGTTACAATATTAAAAGTTCCATTGTCTTCAACTCTAGCAACTTCTGTTCCATCTCTTTGTTGGAATATTAAGTCTTTTGCATCAACGACTGGTCTAATAATTACATCACTTGATGAGTTAGATATTCTTAAAACTTCTGTGCCACCAGCTTTAAAATTAAAATCATTTCCTGCAGCATCTAATATAATATCTGCAGCCGCATCAATTGTTAAATTATTAGCGCTAATAGTTAAATCTGTGCCATCACCTTCAATTTTTTCTGAATCTCCACCAAATACTATACCAACGTTATTTGGAATATGTACATCTGAAGTAGCTGTTAAA